GGTCATCATTTGCTCGAGGGACAGGAATGTGGGAGGTGGTAGCGGGTCATCGATAGCTACGGAATAGGTGGATGGGGGGGAATCCTGTTCAGTGGTTGGGTAATCGATCTTGCCTTTTGATGCGAGGTAAAGGTCCATCTCATCAATATCTGCAAGCACTTCGGGTGTTAGGTAATCTTCTCGGTAGGCCATGTTGTTATTTATGTTTCGTTATGTTATTTATGTTTCGTTTTAATTAGTACGATTAAGTTGGGTTTAAAGGTAACGGGGTTTCGGATGATGAGGACAGATTTAGTATCATCCATATCGTTCGCGAAGTTACAGGCATCCTTTATGGGAACGCCTAGATTAATGAACCGGCGGGCGATTGATTTCTTCAGGAAGAACTTATGGATCATTTCATACCCCGCACATCCCTTCGCACTCAGCCATAAAATCCCATGTCAATTGGCCTTTGTCTTCGTCAGTCCTAAAATCAACTTCATCCAAGGGCTTGCATGACGAATGCAAAAAAACAGGCATTTTCATTTTATCGTACTTTGCGTATTGCTCACGGATTTGCTTGTCAAAATCTATAGCTTTTTGAAATTCTACGGGGTCATTATCTCTTAGATGCCTCCAATCATCATTGTTATGAAAAGGGCAATAATAACACGCACTTCTAGGAGGCTCAGGGTAACCATTAGCTTTTAGCCATTTCTTACAATCTACCCTAGAAATTCTTTTTTCGACTAAAGGATATCGCTTCTCAGACCAAAGTACTCTTGAGTCTTTCATCCGTTGAAGTTCGTCCCAAGAAATACCTACCCACTCAACTACCTTGCGATTCTTCTCGCCTCGTTTCACACCAAACTTTTTCTTAATAAATTTTAGTATTGGTTGGATCTTAAAGTCATTAGTGCATTGCCTACCAATGGCTCCTGTCTTTTTTCCGTTTGGTAAAATACCAAAAAGAGGTATTTCTTTTGCCATGTAGTGCTTACCATCACTCTTTCTCTTGAATGGTTTGAGTGCTTTCTCTGTCAAACTTCCCGCAGAAACCCGATACACAGGGAACGGTAATTGTGCCTCCAACCAATCTAAGTAGTCATAGACACTTTGAGGTTCTGCTTGTGTATCTGCAAAGATCGCACAATCAGGCATCGGTGTAATTTCACCTTTTGCCGCCATTAACGCCATTGTGGATGACTGAACACCCGCACCTAATGATAGTACATTAATCATAAATTCAATCCTTCCAGTAGATGATCGGCTGGGTGGCTGGCAGGCTTGCCTCTTTGCGTCGGGTTCCCCAGGGTAGCCGGCAAAGTTGGTTCATCAGTTTGAATCGTGGATCTCCGCCGAGCTTTTGGGAAAGTTCGAGGAATGTTTTTTTATTCCCTGGAGTCCACTTGAACCAAGCGTGGAGGGATTTTCCTCCGGAGTTCACGATCATCTTTAGCTCGGCCTCTGTTTCGAGTCGCTTGATCAGGCCCAGCTGTTGCTCGAAGGTGAGGGATGGATCATCTGTTTCGTGGAGTAAGTATTTCCGCCCAAATACCTGTGCCTCTGACCGGTTGGTCGCATCGGCGGGGAAAGTGTTATAGGTGATGAACTGGTATTGGGACAGGTCGGGTTGATCGGTCCAATCGGATGCGGGGAGTAGCCTGCCCTTCTCAGCTACTTGTCGCTGAATAAATATGTACTCGGTAGGATCGAAGAGTTTTGTAATCGCCTCGCCGGCATTCACAGGAATGGGGTCAGAGCGTAGGACATATTTATCAAATAGACCATGCTTACCCAAGTTATTTTCTTTGAGCGATGGATCGGGTGCGGTTACTTTAATCGGATTTTTCGGCACATGGGGGTTACCATGTCGATAGTATGCACCGGTTATGGCGTTACGAATCTCGTTTGGCTGGTTGGGTCGATGGGATACATTCCGAAGGATATGCTCGACCACTTTTCCCGCCTCACTCGCATCATTAATGTGCCTCGTCACCACCAGGGCGAGTCGCAGGATGATATCATGGTGAGACAGTAAGCCTGTGGGCAGATTCTCTATGCATCTGCGAAGATCTCCTTTTAAGGTGGCCATTAGTCAGACAGGTACTTGGCAATCTGTTCGGTTATTTTCATCATCGCCCCTCTTTCAATCTTGGAGATTGTCTGCTTTGCGACTCCTGCCTTGCGGGCAATTTCATCCTGGGTAAATCCAGCATGATCGGATGAAACCGAGCGAAGCATCTGTTTAAGCCTCGCATCAGTTGCCATCTTACGGATGGAGTTACTCTGTCTTCTCTCCCTGCTCATCCACTGTTACCCACTTATCGATAAAATGCCTAGGTAGTCCCGCCTCTGAGACATGAAGGTCACTAGGGTCAGGCTCATGGCCTTCCCTGGAAATATGAATGATCTGTGTTATGATTTCATACTTGTGACCTAGTCGCTTAATCGCCCATGCTTCGTTCGGGAAGCGAATATCATCGAATATAATTAGACGCTTACCCAGGTGATCCTCGGCTTTACGCATGGCAGCATCGACCCATATGTTTGGGTAGATCGATTCCCTGCCCCACTCAGTCCCGAGAATCTGAAGCATCCGCCTGACATTTATTCCATCGGGAAAGCCTGGTATCGGTTCCTCCTTTTTGTCGAGCCAAGCGGGGTGAGGTAGGATCACCTTGAGCATGGATTTGATAGGGTCAGCGAATGAGAGAATAGTGGCATTCTCAAATGACTTTGCGTAGGTGCTTTTACCTACTCCCTTTGAGCCACATAAGCCGATTATTTTAGGTGCTAGGTAGGTCATAGAATCGCCAGTGCGAAGGATAATACGGTGTATGCGAATGTAATAATCGCTAGTCCGAATAAGATGTAATGGATTGGGTGAAGTTTCATTAGTAGTGGGTTTTGATCTCTCCTTCTGCCGCCAAAGGTAGTCCCTGGTAGTTCGGAGATTCTTTAGTTAGTAGTTGTAATAAAAGGTCGAGTGCCACCTGCCCTTCGTTTTCTGCCACTTCCACGGTTACAGAGTCATGGACATGGAGGCAGACCGGCAAGCCGGCGGCCTCGATGCGAATAAGGGCATCAGCGAATATGGACCGAGCGGTTGCTTGTACGATGTTTTGGAAGAGCCTTGCTCCGTAGAGTTTGACCGGCTCATATCCTCGGGTGAGGGAGGCATAAAGATCCCCGTCTTTTTCATGGGCATCAAAGTACCGAATAGGATAACCGCATCGTGTGGTGAATGTGATACAGTCAGGCGTTTCCTTCATCCATTCACGGAACTGCTCCTCCATTTTCCTCCATGCCAGCATGATGTCAGGGTTTTGTGCTCGGTAGAGAAGCACCTGTCTTTTAGCCTCTGCTTCTGTCATGTTAACGCCGTAGTTTTTAGCGACTTCGACAAACTTTCCTGCACCACATCCATACCCCAGCCCGAGCAGTCTAGCCTTGCATAGCTTACGCATCTCGGGGGCAAGCTCGGCCATAGGTTCGTCCTCGTTGTACAGCTTGGACGCTCGGCCATGTGCTTCATAAATATCGATCCCTCCACGGACTAGGCCAAGGAAGTCTGCATCTCCTACCAGGTAAGCAATTACCCGAGGCTCGATTTGACAGAGGTCCGCTGATACAAGCACCCTGCCCTCTGTGGCCTTGAGGCATTTCCTAGGGGTGATACCTTCAAGTTCATCCTGCATGATACCCTGAAAGTTTAAACCGCCCGTCCCGCTCCACCGCCCTGTATGTGGTGCACCATGATACTTTAGCCTCGTGGAAACGCGACGGTCTCTTCGGATTCTGAAGATCAGAGAGTGGGCAAAATTATTAATGATATTCACCCTCCGCCATGCAGTTGTTTTGCGGTCAGTTTTTTCGAGGATATTCTCGCAGGTATCGATATATTTCTGACAGAGTGGACCATCTATCGGCAAACCTCGGTTTGCGATTTGGCGGGTAAGGGTGGATAAAATTCTTTCCTTTTCGGGGAACCCTGCAATCAGTTCCTGGTAGACCCGAAGGCAGGCACGGGAGTCGTTGAGGGCATACTCGGAAAAACGAGGTTCTGCCTGTATTTCTTCAGCAGTAAGCCCCATCATATTATTTCGGTCATCCTTTGGGAGTTCTGCGTCAAATAATTCTTTATACGCTCCGGCTAATGATCGGGCTAACTGATAGTAAGATACCATGTCAGCGGTGCATAACCAGTCTGCCGGCATGAACTCGGGAACCTGTCCCTTGGTGATACCGGCTCGGCAACCATTAGCATCAAACTCTGCATTGTGGGATATAAGTGTTTGGCCATTTAGCCGGTCCACAGGTAACTGCTCGGGTGGACCCACCCACTCAAATCCATCCTCGGCAACTATGGAGATTAGGGTAATCCTAAAGTCAGGATGCATCAGGTATCGGTCAAGGCCGAGGTCTGTGATGGAATACTTTTTTCGAAATACCGTTTCAATGTCTAGAGCGACAATCATGCAACCTCCCTTAAAAGTGTCTGTGCGGAGAGGATCGCATTCTCTAGGTTAGGGTAAGTGGTCTCGGGGAGGTCTCTGTCGATCTTCACCCGCCAGGCAAACTCCTCATGGTCAAGCCATACATCCGCCTGCCGGCTTCCGCTGGTAAGAATTATCTTCTCTCCCCGAGGTAACCCGAGTCCCATCTTATATTCAGTCTTGTTCTTCATCTTCATTTTCATCCTCTCCACAATATTTATGCTCGTGTTCGTAATCGGGGTCATATTCCTC